GATGGCTAAGGCTAGGGCTAAAAGTTCTAAAATAACACCCACTACACCCACACCCACTACACCCACACCATCTCCATCTCCTGTAGGTGATAGAATGAATAAATCACAGGAAGAAAATAAACAATTGAAACCACCAGGTGAAGGCAAAAATTCAGCACCAACAATCATCAATAACAATAATGTTTCTAATGTAAGTGGCGGACAAGGTGGTGGTAATATGGCATATGTTGGTGTTAGAAACGATGATCCTGTATTAGTAAAAGCCCAATACGGAGTAGTCAGAACCGTATAAAAAATCCCCACTTTTTAGGGTGGGGATCGGGTGCTACTACCTTCACACGGCATGCAAGATTAATCTTCTTCTGCTAACTTTGAAAAATATTCCATATCATCATCTTCTGAAAGGCTAGGTTCAGCAACAATAGGTTTCTTAGGTGCGAACTTGGCTTGTTCAACAGTGGTACGAGGTGCTTCACCATTCAGACCAAGAACCTTATCAAGACGATTCTTAATTTCTTCATAAGTCTTAAACTTAGAATCATCAATTAACTCATTCAGAGAATATTCTTTCTTCCAAATTTCTTCCATTTCACCATCATCAGAATTCAAAGGTGATGCAGATTCAAATTCAGATTTATCATAATTTTGATAGCCTTCAACTTTCCGAATCTTGATTTTGAAATTAGCACCTTTCCAAAAATCAAATGGATTGATTGCCTTTTCATCTTCGAATTCAGGATTCATTACTTCGGTAATCTTATCAAAAATCTTCTTACCGAATCGATACAGAAATACCTTACCTTCATTTTCTGGATGCTTTGGATCAGAAATAACGTAGACGTTCGCAACATAATTTAATTTACGCTTACGATCACGAGCGATAGTCTTGTTTGCTTCAATACCAGAATTCCATAATACACTATTTGCTTGACAACATTATGTTCAGATGAATACGCTACCACTCATCCCGTTTCTTAAAGAAACTGCTTATATTTTCATATAAGATCAGACTATATCACATTCCTTGTTAGGAACTTTTGCGCTTCCAGACCCAATCGCATTTGGTCTGTACTCCGAGTCATCGGATAGTCGTTGAAGTTTCATAAATGTAATTTGTTATGTCGATTATAACATTCTTCACCTGAACAATATAATCCATTCTTCACAGCATGTTCAACATTTTCTTGGTGTGTTACAACTTTAAGGTTATCCAAATTGTTGTTTTGGGTATTACCATCCAGATGATTAACATGCTCATCACTTAACAATTCTCTACCTAATTTAATAGAACATAGAACACGGTGGACTAATCTATTTTTGCCGCCCAACTTAATCCTCATGTATGGACTATCACTTCTTCCATAGTGAGCATGAGGCGTTAACATTTTTAAATAACCTTTTTTGGTGCTAAATATGTTACCGTGTCCATCGCAATAATATCCTATTAGATATGGTATCTCATACATTTATGCTTACCTGCTGATTGGCATATTCAAACATGAACTTAGCTTTCCAGACAGTTCACAAAATTTTTCGATGTAGATTACTCTACAAAGCCGCTTGTGTCTAAAATTAGGCGTTAACGGGACATTCACCACCTTTGGTAGTTAAACAGTTGTCGATTAACCAACCGCCAGGACCTTGAAATCCATGAGAGAAATACTTAACCCATGGTAATGCATCTTCACCATCCGCACCAGAGGCTGGAAGAAAACGAATTGTAGCCATTCCATTTCCTGCCTTATCAACTTCAGGCTTCCAAAAATTTTCATCCGATCTTGATGTTTCGGATGATCCTGCTCCAAGTTCTTTGATTTTTGCTGCTAGTTTGTCTAGATTGCCGGATTGGCGTTTGAGATTACTAAATGAACTCATATTAAATTTCCTTTTATTAACGTTATATACGGATTATTTCACAAATTACATAATCAACTACAAGTATAATGATACAGTATTATTTATGCTTTGTCAAACATACATTCCCAATATTACCATTGTTGTAGGTGCATCTTTATGAAGTATACCTATTCCACCTGCTTCTTTCCATTGACGGATAACAGATTCAGTATCATCAATAATAATAGATTCTGGTGTGGCAAACTGGCACTTCAATCGCTTACCTGGTACAAAGTTTGTCTTAAATTCAATTTGATGATCTTTGAGCCATTGAGTTTTCTGTCGAGAGATTTCATCGTATCGGTTTTCATTGGCAGTAGATGAAAGAATTTCCGTGGGTACTTGTAATCTTCGCAAATAGTTAATTAGATCAAGAGCACCTGGCATTAAATCCAATGTAGCAAAGTTTTGTTTCTCAATAAACTCATCAAAGAAGCGATCAAATTTCTTTTCTTTTTCTGCTTCTCTTGGTTCCATGCCATACAATTCTTTGTATCGCTTATCAAAATCACAAATTACTCCATCTAAATCTAACCTTATCATGCTTATTTTAGGCTTGAGCATATTTTTTTGTTTTCTCTTTTAATATGTTTCTAAATTTATCTTCATCGTATCTTAAAAATGGTGTATACTTCTCACATTTTAACTTAATATCGGGCCAGAATATATCATCATCAATCTTCTTATCCCATGATTTAAAGAAACCCAATATATCATTCATAATTACCAGAGTTTCTATACAAATTTCATTTTGAAGAAACTGTGTTAGTAGAATAGGGAAGTTACCAGTTTTTACTTCGAGAAGTTGTTTTGGCGTATCAACTAAATCCATTAGTTTTTCTACATTTTGTTCAAAGATATATGTAAGAGATTGATTTCTTTTCTGCCAGTTCTTGTAACAATCTTCAGCATCGGGCTCAATAAACTCATGTGTCCATCGATCTGCCTTCTCTAACATATTAGCAACAAAGAAATTTCTCATATCGTGAATGTTATACTTTCGTGCTAATTTATGAAAGGTAAATCTATCCTTTCTCTTAGCAAAGCCATCTTTTGTTATCGTAGTCTTACCATTATATAAAAAATAATCATATGGTGAAATAAAATGTAAATGAACCGCTTGATATAAAGCAAATGAGGCAAATCCTGTATTCAGTTCTATCACCTCGCTCATATTGGCAACTTAGCAGACTTCTTCAACATATTAAGATTTTGCGCTTCTTCTTTTAGTTTTGCTTTAAGTGCTGATGATACAAGTGTAGCGGCAATTTCTATTTCTAATCCAGTTTCTTGGCAGTAATGAACTATTGCATCCATTATATCCAGTTTCTTCTTTGCTGCATACACTTCAATCATCATACTAAAATTTTTAATCTCATCTTTTGTTGGCACCGTATTACCTCTAGTTTTTAATAATGGGATTAATGGGCTTATTCCCATTATTTTGTGCGTAGAATATGTGTTTACCTATCTTAATAATCTTTTTTTTGTTCCAATTTGGATTAACATATTCTGCATGGTAAAATTCCGCATTTGATTTAGTAATTATATCATGTAAGTGTTTGTCTGTCAATGATTTCTTGGCAACAATCATTGATTCTTCCCATTGATATTTATCTTTATTGTCTGAAACTCTCTTATCTGTCCAAGAGAATTGTGCTATTCCATTTTCTTTCTGAAACACAACTCCACAGATTGTATGAGGAAATCTTGGATCATTTACACGATTCATTACAACACCAGCAACGGCTAGTTTACCTTCATATGGTTCTGAGCCTGCTTCATAGTAAATATTTCTTGCCAAACAGTCAACTTGTTTATTGAAATTATCAGTTACTTCATGTTGTACCAAAGCATATGTTATTTCATGAGATAACGAAGGTATGGAACAAGCGGCAACAATGATACTGAGCAATACTAGATTGCGTTTTAGGTCGTTCATTATTCTTCCTTTTTGATGAGCCGATACTTTGGCCAGTTCTCCAGTCACGAATTAAATTTATTATTGGGGGGGTTTGGAAAGTTTTATTTTTTCATACTGAGAAAAAACTATTCCTAAAAAAACTCCGAGAATTACTTAGTGGTGGAAGCAGGAGCAACTACAACTTTCTTCTTAGCAGGAGCAACTACAACTTTCTTCTTAGCAGGAGAAACTACAGGTGCTTTAGCGGCTGGTGCAGGTGCGGCAACAGGAGCATCAGCAGCAAATACCGAAAAACTAAACAATGATATTACAGCAATTAATAGTGACTTCATGATATACCTCGTTTTAAAATTAGAAAGTGGGAGATTATTCTGTTACTAGGAAATCCCCCGAAACCCTAAGCGGCTGTTATGCTGCTAATAATGTGTATTCGCTATTGTTTGCGTTTACGTTTTTTGCTTCTACGACCGAGTTGTCTCAATCCTAACGGCTTCCGCTTTGCCGGGTAGATCCTTTTAATACTTGTTATCACGTCTAATCTGTTTCATCCCCATCATAAAGAAACTTTGGAATATACGGACAGTGGATTACGCTAACAACATTACCATTTTCATCACAATTTACGATTGGTTCGTAATCTTTGATTTCGTAGTATGTTCCTTTGTCAATCAACTCTTTATCGTCATTCATTAAACTTCCTTATGGTGGAGATGCCGGGTGCTGCCCCCGGGTCCGCAATAATTTTCTTGCCAAGCGTTAAACTACCATTCTTTTTCGCA